TTTGTAATGTTTATTGTAGTGGAAGTTCATTGTCTCTGCGTCAATAAATGTCTTCAAGGCTGAATAGGCGTAAGGTAATTTTTCTATCCCTATTTTTTTCATTTCTGTAATCAACAACTCTTTTTCTTTTGTAACTTGTGATTCAAGTATTTGTGACTCAAGTTGTTGGATTTTCTCTTGTGTTTTTTTCATAATTTTGGATTATCCATTGTATATAAATAATCCGTATTTCGTTATTTTCTCAAATGATTAATTCTTTTTAGAATTTCTTCCGCAGCATCGGCAGGATTTTGATTGTCTCCCATGACAGTCGCAATCACTTGTTTTTTATTGTTCAAAATGTCATAAATTATCGCTTCAATACTATTTTCGAAAATAGGATAATAAACCAAGACATTATTTTTTTGTCCATATCTATATGCCCTGTCTTCCGCTTGGGAGTGCTCTGAAGGTAAAAACGATAAATCATTAAAAATTGCGGCTTCACCTGCGGTTAAGGTAATACCAGTTCCCGCGGCACGGATATTCCCAACAAAAACTTTAATCTTTTCATTTTCTTGGAATTGGTCAACACTATATTGTCTTTCGTGTTGTGACATTGACCCATCGAGTTTAACCGCAGTTTTCCCAAAATGTTCTACAATTTTATTTAATGAATCGGTAAAATTACAAAAGATGATAACTTTTTTTCCTTGCTCAATAATATTCTCCGCAATTTCAATTGTTTGTTGTATTTTTTCTTCGGCAATAATTTGTCTTACTTTTGTTAACTTTGAGAATTGAACGGTTAAAGATTTTGACTCTTCAGGATTCTTGTCATACCAATCATAATATTCACCCATTACATCTTCATATGCTTTGGATTTCAATTTCAAATAAACCGGAGTTATAATTTTATCAGGTAAGTCAAGAACATTTTCTTTCAATCTTCTCAAAATGGTTCCCGATGTTCTTTCTCTTAATTCCTCAAGATTTGATGCTCCTGTTATGTTCCAAACTTTTCGGTTTCCAACTTTGAATTGGTATCCGGCACAATATCTTATTGCGTAGGCCATCCAGTTTTTACTAACCGGAGAATCAACCAAACTCAATAAATTAAAGTAATCCATTGGTCTTGAAGTCATTGGTGTACCAGTTAATAACCACAATCTTTCAGTGTTTTTAACAAGGTCGTTAATAAGTTTTGTTCTTTGAGCGGTTGCGTTTTTAATGTAGTGTGCTTCATCCACAATTACCAAATCAAATTTGGAATTAAGAATTAACGACTCCTCTTTATTTTTTGGGTCATGAAAATTTTTGATAATATCATAATTCGCAATTACAAAATCATGCTCGGTTGAGAAGTTCTTACTTTCGGCGATGAAGATTGGTCTGTCAGAATAATTTTCAATTTCTCGTTTCCAATTAATCTTCAATGTTGCCGGACAAATAACTAATATTTTTTTAGACCCACTTTCCAGTGCTCCGATGATTGTTGAGGTCGTTTTACCCAAACCCATATCGTCAGCCAATATAAATTTCTTATTTTCTAAAAGTTTTTGGATTGCCTCTTTTTGATGTTCCAATGGAGGTCTATTGGAATATTTCGAATAATCAACTACAACATTTTGAACGGAATTATCTTTTATTATGGCGGCTTTCGGTAACCAAAAATCGTGGAGTTCCTCATTCTCGAAAACTTTACCCCAAATATGATATGCCTTTTCTTTATCCGCCAATAATTTCTCAACCCAAACTTTTTGAGGAATTTCAGTGTATAGTTTATCGTCTGCCAATTTTTGAGCAAAATAAGCATCAAGAATCACCCACTTTCTGGCAACCTTTGGTTGTTTGTCGTGGAATGAAATTATATAGTCCGATTGGCTCCTTGTAGGGTAAAATTTCTTGTTAATTTGTGACTTACGTCTCAACTCCAACAAATAGTTATTACCACCTTCATAGGTTTCAAGAATCGTCATTGCTTTTGATTCTAAACTTATTTCCATTGTTTAAATAAAAGTTTGTATTAAATATAAGTGAAAATAAAGTATTTATCAATATATGAAAATGTCACAAGAAAATTTAGAAACTGCAATTAGAAAAATGTTATCGGTAATTAAACCAACAGAAGTATCATTTGTTGATTTTGATTTAACACCAATAGATGAAGATGAGTATTATATGTCAGTTAAGTATGTTGTTCCTGATGATAGTCCGATATTAAAAGTAAAAACAAGTCCAAGAGTATATGATGATTTAAGGATGAAATGGAATGAAGAGATGAAAAAAAACCTTAAAAATTTTTTTAATGCGAAAGTAATAATTACTTCAACAGGGTTAAGTTCAGAATCATTCTATAAACAAAAAAATTATAAATAATTAATATGGAAAATTTAGTTCCAATAACAAGATTAGGAAAATTTTTTGGGGGTGAGGATTACTCATTAGAGATTGATATGGGCCAAGAGTGGTTAGAGGGAGACATGAACTTTACCATTGTATTATATCGTATTGATAGATATAAAACAAAGACCGATGATGTTTATGGTGAAGTTTTGGAAGATGGTATTCAATTTATGGCACCTATCGAATTAAAAGGTCTTGTTCAGATTATGGCACCAACCGTTAAATTTATTGGTAATTCAAGAGTGGAACAGAAAGAACCTGGTAATATGAAATTTTCAATCTATCAAAAACAACTTAATGATTTGGATGTTGAAATATTTTTGGGTGATTATATTGGATATTACGAATCTGAAGACCGAGTTAGATATTATGTTGTAAGTGATGACGGATATGTTAAGTCGGACAATAAACATACATATGGGGGTTATAAACCATTCTATCGAACTATTACCGCAACCTATGTTAGTGAAAATGAATTTAAAGGTATTTAAGATATGCGAGATATTATTCACAAAATTTTAAGAGAGATGGAAAATTCTAATGAGAATAACATCAAAAAAATTGAAGACAATAAGAAGTATATTAAAAAATTACTACCAAGTATTATTAAATTTTTTAAAGATTCATTCTCCGAAGATTTGCTCGATATTGAGGTTACAACTAAAAAGGTTCATTATGGGATGGAAAATTATTCAACAGATGAATATCTTTTAAAATTTTATTTTAATAAAATTCCCAAAGAACACGAATTTAATATGAGAAGAACAATTATTAGGAATTTAGATAATATGTTTAATATCAATATTATAAATTATGCGGTTCCTTTAGATTTAGAGATTTATGTAAAAACATGGAAAAAATTATAAAATTATGCCATTACCAAAAAATATAGTTAAACCAACCTTACCACTAGTTCCTCGAAAAGAGTTATCGGCTCGTAGACAAGAACTATTGCAATATATCAACGAAGATGGAACTTATTTACCCAAATCGGTATTGCATGCGGATTTAGATAGAGGTATGTTGGACTTCGTTAAAAATGAATTGAAGGTCGTTACCGCAGGAGAAATAGTTCCAATGGTTGATATTATTATTACCACTCAAAATTGGTCTCAATATGTCGAAACTTATAAATTCATAGACTTAGATTATAACCCAGACCCACCATATATTACAGTCGTTAGAAGTCCTGAAGTTAAATATGGTTCAAACCCATCACTTCAATATACAATTCCAAATAGAAAACAATTTTATTACGCATCTGTTCCAACTTGGAATGGTAATGAACAAGGTATGGATATCTATACAATACCACAACCTGTCCCTGTCGATATCAAATATAATGTTAAAATCGTTTGTAATAGAATGAGGGAATTGAATCAATTAAATAAAATTGTAATGCAAACATTTGCGTCACGACAAGCATACACCTTTATTAAGGGTCAATATGTTCCAATTATTTTAGATAATGTTTCTGACGAATCTCAAATGACCATAGACGCAAGAAAATATTATGTTCAGAATTATGATTTCACAATGTTAGGATATCTGATTGATGAAGAAGAATTTGAAGTTAAACCGGCAATCCAAAGAGTTACTCAACTTATTGAAATGGATACCACAACAAGAAAACAAAAAAGAAATCAATTCCCAAAAAATCCGGACGAATTTAAATTAGATTTCTTATTTGTAACCGGTAACACAACATTGATAGACATTATTGATTTTAGGGCTGACATGAGCGTTGCAAATTCAGATAATGTTGAAACATTTGATGTATATATAAACGACAATTATTATGGTAGTGATGTTGAAGTAATTCAAATTACCACAAATGATGTTTTAAGGATTGAAGTCACTAAACTAAACAACAACAACGAGGCGTTAATTGTATTCGATAACAAGTTGGTTTAATCTTCACCATAGATATCTTTCTTCTCTTTACAATTTTCTATAATTAAATTTTCTAAAAATTTATAGATTTTAATTCCTCGTTTATCACAATACTTTTTAAGGATATTGTGTGATTCGGGGGATATTTTAATGTTTTTAATTTCTTTCTTAGTTTTCATGGTGAGAAAAAAGGCAGAATTAATTCATACCATTTATAAATACTTATTCAAAAGTAAAGTTTTTTCATAAAATATCGAATATTTATCTATAAAATAAATCTGTAATAGAATTAATAAATAATGGCAACAGCACAAGCAAACCAAAAAGTATTCGTATCTCCGGGTGTGTATACATCAGAAACAGACCTATCTTTCGTAGCCCAAAGTGTGGGTGTTACGACATTAGGTTTAGTGGGAGAAACAATTAAAGGACCGGCCTTTGAACCGATATTTATAACTAATTATGATGAGTTCCAAGCCTATTTCGGAGGAACAGAACCTGTCAAATTTTATAATACCCAAATTCCAAAATATGAAGCAGCATACATTGCTAAATCATATTTACAACAATCAAATCAATTATTTGTAACAAGAATTCTTGGATTATCGGGATATGACGCAGGACCATCTTGGTCACTTACTGTTACTGCTAATGTAGACCCAACAACAATTGGTAATCCATCTACGGGAACATCATTCACGGCAAATTTTACAGGTAATTCATTAAATGATACTGTTGAGTTTATTGGGGGCGCATTACCTTCTTTTGTGTCGGCAAATTTAAATACTCAATATAGACTACAAGATGGTTCGATATCGACATTGCAAACTGATTTTAATAATTACATAAATTCTATTGTAAATTCACCATCAACTTCAGCAACAACTGCAATTATATATGGAGCAATACCTCAAACCGATTATAATTCGGTAACAGGTCAATATACAACAATTAGAAATCCGTATGGGTGTGTAAACAATTTTGATAACAATGATTTAACTGCAGGTTCAAATGACAGTTGGTATTATGCAAATTTTGAATTTGCAAATAATAATTCTACATTAGGTTATACAGGATATTCATTTAATTATGCGGTTTCTAGTTTAATTACAGGTGCGTCAAATACATTCACGGGTACAGTAACCGGTAATTCATATACATTCACAGGTACGGCATATAGTGAGTTCAATAATATGGTTGTTGCAACCATTCGTTCAAGAGGTATTTCACTTTACACAAATCAAACTTCAAGTATTAACCATGGTCCGGTTTATCAAGTAGGAATAGATTATGATAATGGAGGAACTTCAGCACTAAATAATTTACAATTGATTTGTACTGGACAATATTCTGATATTTCAAAATCACCTTTCTCAACATTTTTATTATCAGGGGTAACCAAAGATAATGATGTATTCTCATTCGAAACTTCAATGTTAGCGTCATCGTCAAAATACATTACAAAAGTTTTAGGAGTTGATAATTTTGGAAAATCAAGATTTGAAGTCCCAATTTATGTTGAGGAAGCTTATCAAGGTTCATTAAATTACGCATATAATCAAGGTTATATAAGAGGATTAGCGTGTGATTTAATTGCATTACCAGATGCTAGAAGTCAAAACCAAACATCAATTGCGTATAATTTAGAAAGATATCAATCACCTGAAACACCATATTTGGTTTCGGAATTAAGAGGTAATAAAGTTTATAACTTATTTAAATTTATATCAATTTCTGATGGAGATTCTGCGAATACTGAAATAAAAGTGTCAATTGCAAATCTTTCATTTAACAATATGTCATTTGATGTGTTAGTTAGAAATTTCTTTGATACTGACTCAAATCCTGTAGTAATTGAAAAATTCACAAATTGTAATTTAGACCCATTATCAAATAATTTTATAGCTAAAAAAATTGGTTCATCTGATGGAGAATACGCGTTAATCTCAAGATATATCATGGTTGAGATGTCTCCAGAAGCACCAATAGATGCTTTACCATGTGGATTTTACGGATATACTCAAAGAGAATATTTGGATTATGACACTTATCCTTCACCGTATCCTAAATTTAAGACAAAATATTATTTCCCTGGTGAAGTTATTGCAAATCCACCATTTGGTGTAAATGCTGGAGGAGCACCTATAGAATCCTCAGGAGATATTGTACGAAGAAGTTATTTAGGATTTTCAACACAATTTGGAATTGACGAATCTTTCTTAACATATAAGGGTAAACAAACACCTTCAAATTGGATATCCGACCCGACGGCTGAAGGTCAACCTTGGAATGTAAGAAGTAAAGGATTCCACATGGATTCAGGAGCAACGGTTGTTACAATCGGAATCAGTTCTAAATCAAGCGGAGAAACAGCGTTTGAATGTGGTGTGGCTAATTTCACTAGCGACCCTGATACACAAGAAAGTCCATATTATTTCATATATTCAAGAAAATATACGGTATGTTTCGCAGGAGGTTTTGACGGGTGGGATATCTACAGAGAATGGAGAACTAACGAAGACAGATTCCAATTAGGAGCAACAGGTTATTTAGCGGGAGCATCAGCATCATCAAGATATCCAAATGCTACAGGAGACGGATTATTTAAAAGAATTGTGGTTCAAAACAATACCCAAGATTTTGCAAATACTGACTACTACGCTTACTTACTTGGTATTTTAACATTCGCAAATCCTGAATCAACAAATATAAACGTATTTGCAACTTCAAGTATTGATTACGTAAATAACTCAAACCTTGTCGAAGAAGCAATTGATATGATTCAATTCTCAAGAGCGGATTCAGTTTATATCGCGACAACACCTGACTATAGAATGTATACACCGGATGCGACTAACACTCAAGACATTATTTATTCTCAAGAAGCGGTTGATAATCTAGACAACACAGGAATTGACTCTAACTATACCGCAACTTATTATCCTTGGATATTAGTTCGTGATACCGTTAACAATACACAAATTTATTTACCACCGACAGGTGAAGTTTGTAGAAACTTAGCATTGACTGATAATATATCATTCCCTTGGTTCGCATCAGCGGGTTACACGAGAGGTCTTGTAACTTCAATCAAAGCTAGACAAAAACTTACACAGACAGATAGAGATACCTTGTATCAGGGTAGAATTAACCCTATCGCAACTTTCTCAGATGTTGGAACTGTAATTTGGGGTAATAAAACTTTGCAAGTTGCTGACTCAGCACTTAACAGATTGAATGTAAGAAGATTATTACTTCAAGCTCGTAAATTGATTTCGGCGGTAGCGGTAAGATTATTATTTGAACAAAATGACCAAATCGTTAGACAACAATTCTTGGATAGTGTTAACCCAATCTTGGATTCAATCAGAAGAGATAGAGGTTTATATGATTTCCGTGTAACTGTATCTTCAACACCTGAAGATTTAGACAGAAATACATTAACAGGTAAAATATATTTGAAACCTACTAAGGCGTTAGAGTTCATCGATATCGAGTTCTTCATAACTCCAACAGGCGCTTCATTTGAAAATATCTAATAAATTTAATGGGGATACAAAAGTATCCCCTTTAATCGCCAAATATGGAAAGACAACTTAAAGAAGGATTTAAACTTGAAGGGACACCAGATATGAAATATTACGCATTCGATTGGGATGATAATATTGTTCATATGCCAACTAAAATTATGTTAAAAACTGAAGATGGTGAGGAAATTGGTATGAGCACCGATGACTTTGCAGAGTATAGACATGATTTAGGTAAAACCCCTGTTCAATATAAAGGAGATACTATTGTCGGTTTTGCGGACAATCCATTTAGAAATTTTAGAACGGAAGGTGACAAAGATTTTTTAGTTGATGCGATGAGAGCAAAAAAAGGACCGGCATTTGATGACTTTAGAGAAGCAATTAACAATGGGTCTATTTTTTCAATAATTACCGCAAGAGGGCATAATCCTGAAACCTTAAAACAATCTATTTATAATTACATTATAAGTGGTTTCAATGGAATAGATAAAAACATGTTAATTAAAAATTTAAAAAAATATAGAACATTTGTGGATGAAGATGAAATGAGTGACGATGAATTAATTAAATCATATTTAGAGTTAAATAAGTATCACCCTGTTAGTTTTGGTGATGAAGAAGGTGCTGCAAATCCCGAAGAATTAAAAGTTAAAGCGATGGAAGATTTTGTATCTTATATAAAAGGAATGGCAGGAATACTTAATAAAAGAGCCTTTATTAAAAATGATATCTCAAATAATTTCATACCAGACATTAGTATTGGTTTTTCAGATGATGATATGAAAAATGTAGAAGTAATGAGTAAACATTTTAAAGATAAACCAGATAATATAGTTAAGACTTATTCTACTGCTGGAGGTATTAAAAAGTTATATAACTAGAGAATAATTTCTTAAAAAATAAAGTAAATAGAAAAATTTTCATCGAGACTATATTTATTAGATATAAACACAAAAAAAACAAAATTGAAATAACATGGCTGATTTATTAATGAAAATGCCGATACCTTACGAACCGAAACGACAGAATCGTTTTATTTTAAGGTTTCCATCAAGCTTAGGAATAAATGAATGGTTCGTAGAAACTGCGGCAAGACCATCAATTAAAATTGCTTCAACTGAAATCCAATTTTTAAATACATCAACATTTGTTGCGGGTAGATTTAATTGGGACCCAATTTCGGTTAAATTCCGTGACCCGATTGGTCCTTCAGCTGCTCAAGCACTTATGGAGTGGGTTCGTCTACATGCAGAATCTGTTACCGGTCGTATGGGTTATGCCGCGGGTTATAAAAAAGATATCGACCTTGAAATGTTAGACCCAACAGGAGTTGTTGTTGAAAAATGGATATTATATGGAACTTTTTTAACTGATGTGAATTTTGGTCAATTAAGTTATAGTCAAGACGCATTAGCGGATATTACCGCACAACTTCGTATGGATAGATGTGTGTTAGTTTATTGATTTACATTTAACATTTACAATTATTTTTATTTAACTTATATTTAACCGTAAAGCAATAAACTTTACGGTTAATTTTTTTATATATGGACACACAATCAAGAGACTACGGTCAAGAAAATTTTACATTACCACACGACGTGGTGTTATTACCTTCACAGGGAATTTTTTACAAAAACAAAAAGAAATCATTAAAAATTGGTTATCTTACTGCATCTGACGAAAATATTATAATGGCAGGAGCAAATGATTTAACTCTCAATTTATTAAGAGCAAAAATATATGAACCCGATATTAAAGTTGAAGAACTTATTGAGGGTGATGTTGAGGCTATCCTAATATTTTTGAGAAATACTGGGTTTGGACCTGAAATTACTCTAAATTTAACTGACCCTGTTACAAAAAAACCTTTTCAATCAAATGTATTGTTAGACCAGTTACCTGTTATTAGTGGTCAAAAACCAAATGATGATGGAACTTTTGTGATTACTCTACCAAAAACGCAATCATCAATTAAATTGAAACCATTAAACTATGGAGAGATTATGGAGATTAGTAAATTAGCGGATTCATATCCTCAAGGTAGGGTTGTTCCAAAAATTACTTGGAGATTACAAAAAGAAATTGTTGAGGTTGATGGTTCTACCGATAAATCAGTTATTTCTAAGTTTGTTGAGTCCATGCCAATTGTGGATTCAAAACACATTAGAAAATTTATGAATGAAAATGAACCAAGATTAGATATGACTAAAACAATTATGGCCCCGTCCGGAGAAAAGCTAATAGTGAATGTTGGCTTTGGGGTGGACTTTTTTCGCCCTTTCTTCTGATTATAGGAAAAGTCAGATAGATGAATTTTACTATCTGAACACATTGATGAAGATTACTTATCAAGATTTTGAAAGAATGCCAATATTTGTTAGAAAATATTTATTGGATAAATGGATAGAAGATAATAAGAAGGACTAATTTTTTAGTCCTTCTTCTATTTATATATAAAGTTAAAATTAATTATGGCAGATTATAATCCAGAAGACCAAGGTAGTTTTGACGAGGCTAAAAAAAGTTTAGAAGCTTTTAGTGACCTCGCTAACCAAACAGTACTTTCTATTTTTAAGATGTATGAGGGTGCTGATAAGATTAACAACGCCTTTCTACAAGGAAGAACTCGTTTAGACGAGATGAGTGACGCTGTTGCAAAATCGGCAGCCGGTGTCCTTCGTTTGGGTGGGAATCTTGGTGATGTTAATACCACTATGATAGGTATTGCTGATGGTGCTAGAAGGAATGTAATTGCGACAGAAGACCAAGTTAGTAAGTTATATGCTGCATCTACAATTCTCAATACTACCTCAAGTTCCTTAGTTGAAAATTTTGCGGAAGCGGGGTACGAGGTATCTCAAGTTGGAGTTAATTTACAGGATTCTATTCAGTATGTTCAAAGTGTCGGTCTTAATGCCAAAACAGTTGTAAAAGATGTTGCGAATAACATGGAGTTGATGAATAGATTCAACTTCAGTGACGGTGTTCAAGGATTAACAAAAATGGCGGCTCAAGCTTCAATGTTGAGGTTTGATATGCAAAATACCGCTAATTTCGCAGATAAAGTAATGAGTCCTGAGAAAGCAATTGAAGCGGCTGCCGGGTTCCAAAGACTAGGTGTTAATATTGGTAACTTGGTTGACCCATTTGCGTTAATGAATGACTCAATTAATAATCCTGGTGCATTACAAGATAGTATTATTAAAGCCACAAAAAAATATACAGAGTTTGACGAAAAAACAAAATCATTTAAGATAAACCCACAAGGTATTTTGATGTTAAAAGAATTGTCGGATGTTACTGGAATTAGTGCAAGAGAACTTTCAAAAACCGCATTAGCTGCCGCCGATTTAGATAAAAGGTTATCAGCTATTAGTCCATCATTGAAATTTGAAAAAGAGGAAGACAGACAGTTGTTGGCTAATATGGCAACAAAGAAGGATGGTGAATATGTTATACAAATTAAAGATGACCAAGGGGCGATTGAATACAAAAAACTTGGAGATATTACTGCAGATGAATTTAAAGAGTTAAGAAAAAAACAAGATGAGGCACCTAAAACACTTGAAGAAATTCAAATTAGTCAATTAGATTATTTAAAAGACTCAAGTTCATCATTAAGGTCAATACTTGCAAAAGGGACTTTTGGGGCTGCAGGGTCTGCATTCGTTAGGGGAAATTTTTTAGGCGCCGAAAGAATTAGTAGGGGATTTACGGGTTCACTTGATGAAAATATTCCTAAAAGTGCTGAAATAATAAAAGATATTAATAGTTCTATGGAGAAAATGAAGGAACTTTTTAATATAAAAGAACTTGGTAAAATAAGTGATGCTGACTTTGCAACTAAACTCTCAAAACTTGAAAGTGAAGTTAAAAGTAAAGTAAATACTCTTGGTGAAAAAGGTATTGAAAAGTT